GCGCCCAACTCGGTCGCGGTCCTGCAGGCGGATCGGCGTAGCCCGTTCCCAGCTCGCACGATCGTGGCCCCGCTGCCCGCTGCGTTGGTTCGCCAGCGGCAACAGCTCAACGATCTAGCCGCTGGTGGTGGTCTTCGTGGATGAGGCACAGCCCGGGCTGTGGTCCATGGCCCCGCCCGACGATCGGGATACCCCGATGGTTGCGGCGTGTAAGGCCACCCTGGACACGCTGCGTGCGGCGGACAGGCTGCCGCCCGAGCGTGCCGCCCTGGCCCAGCTGTGCCTGTCGCTGTCGGCAGCGATCGACGGCGGGGCCAGGTCCGGGCGGGCCTCGGCGGTGGCCATGGCTGCCGCCCAGCTGCGGGACACCATGCTCGTCCTGGACCCCCCGCCCGACGACTCCGACGCCACCACGGAATCCCTGCGCCTCATGCGGGACTTCATGGAGCGGCTGGACGCGGCGGCCGAGGCTGGCACGACCACCCTGCGTGCCGTCCAGTGACACCCCAGTCGCGTGATTGGTGGCCCGCCGATTGGGGTGCACCGCCCCTGTTCGCCACCAGGCGGGACCCGTCACGGCGCACCGAGGGTGCCCGTGTGGCCCTGGTGGCCGAGGCCCTGGGGACGCCGTTCATGCCGTGGCAGCGGTACGCCGCAGACGTGGCCACGGAGGTTCTCGAGGACGGCCGTTACGCCTATCCGATTGTGGTGCTGACCGTGCCCCGGCAGGCGGGGAAGACCACCGAGCTGCGGGCCGTGGGGGTGGACCGTGGCCTGTCGCGCGACAACACCGGGGTCTTCTACACCGCCCAGACCGGCAAGGATGCCCGGGAGCGGTGGCACGACCTGGTGACCGGGGTGCGGGCCTCGCCGCTGGCCCCGCTGGCCACCGTGCGATCCGCTGCGGGGTCCGAGCGGATCGTCTGGCCCAACGGGTCAATGTTCCGTTGCTTCAGCCCCGTTGCCACCAGCCTGCACGGCTACACGCCTCCGCTGGTCATGCTGGATGAGGCCTTCGCGCACGACCAACAGACCGGGGATGACCTCATGGGTGCGATCGGGCCAGCGCAGATCACCCTGCCTCACCGTCAACTCTGGATCGTGTCCACCGCTGGCACCGCCGCCTCGGTGTTCCTGCGCTCGTGGGTGGACGCTGGCCGAGCTGGCACCCCCGGCGTCTGCCACCTGGAGTGGGCGTGCCCCGAGGACGTGGACGTGTACGACCCCAGCCGATACCACGAATGGCACCCCGCTGTTGGGTTCACCCAGACAGCCGAGGACATAGCGGTGGAGGCACACCGGCCGAACATGACACGCGCCGAGTTTGAAAGGGCCTACGGCAACAAGTGGACACGTACCGCCTCCCACCACATAAGCGCAGAGGCGTGGGACAGGCTGGCCGAGCCTGGCATGGCCGCACCCCAGCTGGATCCGGCCGGTGTCGTCTACACGTTCGATGTGATGCACGACAGGTCACGTTCCGCCCTGGTGGCCACCTGGCGCGACGGCGGGACCGTAATGGCCAAGGTGGCCAAGGCGGGGCCGGGTAGCGCGTGGCTGGCCGACGCGGTGGCCGAGCTGTATGGCCAGGGGTGGCGCACCTTCGCATGCGCCGAGGACGGCCCCGCTAGGGAGGTGGCCGACGCGGTAGAGCGGCTGGAGCTCCCAGGCCTGCAGCTGGAGCGGGTGGGGGGCCGTGACTACGCCGACAGCTGGGGGTTCCTGCTGGGCCACGTGGCCGAGGGCACTATGCGGCATGACGGATCGGACACACTGGCGATCGCGGCATCCAACGTGGCCACACGTCCCATGATGGACACCGCCGCCCCCTCACGCCGAGCGTCGGCGGGGGACGTGACTCCGATCATCGGACTCATGGTCGGGGCCTATGTGCTGGACCACAAGGCGGCCCCGCTGCCCGCCCTGGAGTACCACCTGTGAGGCCAGTACGCCTGGACGCCAGTGCCAGGTCGGTTGTCGCCTGGTGCGCCAGCTGCCCGCCCTGGCGTGAAGTGGGGTCCCGGCCGCTGGCGTTGCGGGCCGCCGCCGTCCATCTGGAGCTGGTACACGGCAACGCCCGCAAGGCCGCCCAGCTGCGGGAGCAGGCACGCCGGATCGAACGGCGACACGCCGACTAGGTGGTGTTGGTGGTGAAATGTCGGCGGTCAGGTTGAGGCTGTCTGCCATGGGAAAGTTCTCCAAGCTGTTGGGCATCACCACCTATGCCGATGCGATCGCGGCCGATGCCGAGCTGGCCGCCTCGGCCACCGTGCCCCGTCAGGTGGGGCTGCAGTCCCCCTCTGCCTTCCACCCCGAACCAACCGACCTGTCAGCGATCGTGTGGGCCGACCTGACCGGCCAGGAAGCCACCATCGTCAGCCGTGCCGCCGCCATGGCGATTCCGGCCCTGGCCAGGCAACGGCACCTGCTGTGCGGCACCGTGGCCCGCTGCCCGCTGGTGCAGCTCGGCCCCGGTGAGTCGGTGCCCGACCATGCCGACCTGGAGGCCTACACGGCCTTTCTGCAGCGGCAGCCGTCCTGGACCTCCCGCACCGACCAGGAAGTGTCCCCCTACCACCGCATGCTGTGGACCGTGGACGACCTGTTGTTTCACGGCTGGAGCTTGTGGACCGCCGTACGCGGCTACGCCACCGAGGGCCGGGGGCCTCTGCTCATGGGTGACCGCATCCACCCCGACAGGTGGGAGGTGGACGACTTCACGGGGGCGATTCTGGTAGACGGTGAGTCGGTGACCCCCGACAGCGTGATTGCGATCCCCGGCCCTCATGAGGGCATCCTGAACTTCGGTTCCCCGGCCCTGGCCCGCACCATCGACAACCTGGACGCCGCCGCCAATGCGGCCCGCAACCCCAGCGCGTACCTGGAGCTGCACTACACCGGGGACAAAGACCTCACCCCGGCCGAGATTGACGAACACCGCCAACGGTGGGCCGAGGCCCGCCGAGGCCTGTTCGGCGGCGTGGCCTGGACCAACAAGGTCCTGGAGGTCAAAGAGCATGGAAGCCATGAGGCCCAACTACTCATTGAGGGCCGCAACGCTGACGCGGTGGACGTGTCCCGCATGGTGTCCTCCCCTGCGTCCATGGCCGACGCCACCAATGCCGGGGCATCCCTGACGTATGAAACGACTGACGGCCGTAACGGTGAGTTCCTGGACTACGGCGTCGGGCTGTACATGGATGCGATCGCGGCCCGCCTGTCCATGGACGACATAGTGCCCCGGGGCCAGCGGATCGCCTTCGACACCACCGATCTGCGGGCACTGAACCCCAACCCGACTGGAGCACCCACCAATGACTGACCGAATTACGCTACGGCCGGCCGTAGCGAAACTCTGTGCCAGCCGCCTGGACGCCACCGAGCTGCACGCGGCCGTCATGACCGTGGAGTCGGTGAACGTGGAGACACGCACCGTGTCCGGCACCCTGGTCCCGTACGGGGAGGTGGGCTACACGACGGCGGGGGCGGTGATCGTCCCCGGCCCTGGCCGGATCGAGATTCCCCCTGCCGACCAGTGGGGCCGGGTCAAGCTGGTGGATGAGCACCAGACGCCGCCCAGGTCTGTGGGCTACATGGTGGAGTGTGCCGACAGGGCCACGGGCCTGCGTGGTGCGTTCCGTATCGTCAACACCCCTGACGGGGACAGGGTGTTGGCCGAAATGACGCCCGATGAGAACGGTGGCCGCGCTCGGGATGGATTCAGCGTGGAGCTGGTCCACCTGGAGCTGGCCGCTAGCTCTGCTGGGTACGACGTGGGCGAGCTGGTCAAAGGCCAGCTGTCGGCTGTCGCTGCGGTGACTACGCCTGCATGGGCCTCGGCCCGAGTGGACGGCCTGGCGGCCGCCCAGACCAGCACCACCACCAACACCGATGGAAGGAACACGCACATGACCGAGGAACAGCGCACGCGCATGGCCGAGCTGCTGGCCAACGCCAGCCGCACAGACGAGGAGTCCGCCGAGCTGCGGCAGCTCATGGAGCTGGCGGCCACCGATGCGGGCATGACCTGTCGCACCGACGACCAGGCCACCGACGACCAGGCCGACGACCAGGCCCAGGCGGGCCAGGCCCCGCAGCCCGCCCAGCTGGCGGCATCGGTGCCGGGGAACCTCCCGGCCCGTGGCCACACCGGGCAGCGTCGCACCCAGCGGCCGATCCGTGAGCTGTACGCCAGCATGAGCCGTGTGCTCTCCGGAGTCTCCAAGCCTCAGCTGGAGGCGGCCCTGGCCGACATCACCAACACCGCCAACGTCTGGGTGGGTGGCACCGAGTACGACGGTCAGCTGTGGTCCGGCCTGGACTACCAGCGGCGGTGGGTGCCCCTCATGACCCCGGGTCAGCTGCGGGCCTACAAGGGCACCGGGTGGAAGTGGACCACCAAGCCTGAGGTGGACGACTACGCCGGAGACAAGGCGGCGGTGCCGTCCAATACCCCGGTGTCGGTGGAGGTCACCTGGACGGCCGCACGGCTGGCCGGTGCTCACGACCTGGACCGAAAGTTCTTCGACTTCGGGGACACCGAGTTCATTGAGGCCTACTACGCGGCCATGCGGGAGTCCTACGCCCGTCAATCCGACGCCAAGGCGCAGGCCTTCCTCACCGCCCTGGGGATCGCCAACAGTGCCGGTGCGGCCGGTGTCGGCATGTTCCGTGCGGCCGCCGTGGCCGCCCAGGCTGTGGACGACGCCACCGGGGGTGCCACCGTGGACTACTTCCTGGTGAACAGCGCTGACCGTCTGGCGTTGCTGGACCTCACCGAGGCCGACATTCCGGCCTACCTGGAGGCCTTCGGGGTGACGCCGGAGAAGTTCATTCCGACCCCCGGCGTGCCGTCGCTGACCGTGATCGCTGGCAACAAGGCCTCCACCAAGTTCCGTGAGCTGGGTGAGACCCCAATCCGCGTGGAGGCGATCAACATCGCCAACGGCGGCGTGGACGGCGGCGTGTTCGGCTACTACGCCACCCAGGAGCTGGTGGACGGCGGCGTGTCCTCGGCCACCTTCACGGCGGCGTAATGACCAGTACGCCAGGTGAGCTGGTGGGGCTGCCCGAGGGTGGCCCCACCAGCCTGGCACTGGTCAAGGCTCACCTGAAGATCACCGACACCAGGGACGACACGGCCCTAACTACGATCGTGGCCGCCGTCAACAACCTGGTCAGGTCCATGGCCGTGTCCAATGTGGCCGTGGGCCAGGAGTCCTGGCCTGACCGGATCGTGTACGGGGCCACCATGCTGGCGGGGCGGCTGTTCCGACGTAAGAACAGTCCGGCCGGGGTGGAGTCCTTCGGGCAGCTTGGGGCCGCCTATGTGATGCGTAACGACCCCGACATTGCCCAGCTGCTGGAGTTGGGCAGCTACCAGAATCCCCAGGTGGGTTGACGTGGACACGCTGACCGAGGCCCCGTTCACCGACCTGTTGGAGGCCCTGGCCGCCGCCGATGTTCAGGCATCCATGGACCCTGCCGACCTGAACCTGCCCGGGGCCTGGCTGGCCCTGGACCAGTTCCGGGGGGTCAACGTGGCCGGTCAGCTGCGCATGGAGTGTCGCCTGTTCCTTATCAGTCCCGAGATTGACCCGTTGCGGGCGATCGGGCACCTGGGGGAGCTGCATGCCAAGGTGCTCACCGTCCTGACCCCCGATGGACCGGTGGTCAGTCAGGGGGTTGTCATGCCAGGTGACCCCACGCCCCTCCCGGCACTGTCTGTGCCGGTGTACCTCTACACGAACGGAGCATGAGACATGCCGATCAACTCAACCAAGCTGGGGCCTGGATCGCTGACCCTGGGGGCCGGTGCCATGGAGGTGAACGCCCAGCTGACCGCCTGCAACGTCACACCGGCCGAGGCGGTGGAGGAAACCGACCCGATCCGAGTGCTGTCGGGGGAGCTGCTGGACGGTAGCTCAACCCAGACGTACAGCTTCACGCTGGGGGGGTCGTTCCTGCAGGACCTTGGGGCCGTCGCCTCGGTGGTGGACTGGTCCTGGACCAACATGGGCACCGAACAGCCGTTCGTGTTCGTGCCCAACACCGCCGCAGGCAGGGAGGTGTCGGGGGTGCTCATCCCCGTGCCGTTGACCATCGGCGGTGAGGACCCCGAGGGTGCCCCGCTGCAGTCGGACTTCACCTGGAGGATTGTGGGGACCCCCGACTGGCAGGACGTGACCCCCTAATTACGCTCCGGCCGGCCGTAGCGTAATTCCCCGAAGACCCCCCAAAGAAAGGAACAGCATCATGACCGACACCACCCCCGA